GGAAAAGAGTGAAGTGGTCCAATCTCTCGGAAGATCCACCACTGATAAAGAGGCTTCGAGCTCAACCTAAAGTTGAGATCCTCCGAACGGCCCTGCACTGGTGTTGCCTTTGCAGTAACCGATGATACCTCCTGTTCCGAGCCCAGATATAATCCAAACTCATCATTCCTACGACACCAGTCGAGAAGAAGATTCCGTTGAGGATGATATTCCACCTCAGCTAGTTGAGACCAGTAGCGCATCGTCCAGTCAAACCTAGTTAACTGACCATCCCTTTCCTTTGAGATAATGCCGTTCAGGGCCCTAATGACAGACCTGACTCCCCTACTAATGTGTTTGTCGCCCAACACATTACCAAAGAGACGGCTCAAGAAAAGGATGCAGTCGGGTGAATCGAGCTGCTTGTCGGGATGAGCTACTATTCCATAGGAAGAATAGAACTTGCTGATAGTCTCCAGGGAGATATCGTTAGGCAAGTAAGAAACGTCATCATCGCCGCCAGCAAGGCACCATACATCACCAGCTAACTCATAGATCAAGGCAAGTGTAATCAGCGAGTCTATTAAGTTAGTGGCTCCGTGTCCAGAAGGCACCCCTCGAGTGACCGTGATGAGACCGTCGGGGGTCAAAAGGCTTTTATCAACCATCCGACTGAAACATGCATCGAAGAGAACCTCCTGCGAAGGCGTGAGAATCAGAAGTGATCTCACAACCTCGATAGCTCCGTAAAGGATACTTCTGCTGATCGAGGCATCGAAAGCTGACTTATCACCCGAGACATAGCGATGGGAATCAGCCCTCTTAACAGCAAGCGCATTTGTGATCTCAAGGTCTACGGAATCCGGGCCAGCAAGCTGGACGAACATCGGGCAACGCTTGAGACTCTGAATAATGGGATACGTGAACATTGAAGTCACAGCAGCCCAAGATTTAGCTTCCATCCACACGACGCGCGATTTCGTAACATCCGGAAATACCTTAGGTTGACCTCTCCAGCCGAGAAGGAAGGGCCAATTTACAGCTTCATTCCGAAAGTCTGTGGATGAAAGGATGTTCCCGATATCTCCTAGCACATCATCCACTACACGCTCTCCCTTCTTGAAATAGGGATAGCCAGCGTTAGTGTTCCAGTGTGGTTGGGGAACTACAGGAAGAGGAGATGTCCTATACTGTGCCAACTTCCGTGTAAGGATGTCAAACCCAGTAGAGGGAAACGAAACAGTCTTGTCGCCCTTGAACGCGTCAACTCCTGTCCGCCACCAACCAATGTCCCGTAGCGAGAAACTACCTGAACCACCCATTGCATCACTCTCCAAATTGTAGAGCTCCGAATCCCGGGGAATCCGTTTGATGAGCTCCTCATAGAATGGGGGGATGATGTCCTCCCTTGTTCGGCCTTGGCTAATCGGTGTGAGCAGGTCCGACTTGTGCGGCTTAGCACTGTGACCAAGGAACATCGATGCACTACGCTCACGTTCTAATGTTTGGATCATAA